ACCCAAGAACTTCTCTTTGTCTGAATCTTCAAAGCAAATACTAAATGGCCCACCGTCGCGTATATAAAATATCGACATGATGGCATCCTTGTATTCAGGAAACTTTTTAGAAATAGCATAATAATAAAGCATTAACTGAGGGTCTTCGCATAGCTTTTCGTATGTCTTCTCTTCTCCTGTGGCCCAGTTTAGCCTTCTTCCTGTTTTCCAGTCAATGACCTCAATGACACCATCATCAAGTTCCGTCACTAGGTCGATAGTACCCTTAATAGCTAGCTGACCCTCTAGAGTTTCCCCATCTTCTGTTTCATATGAAAATTTTGCCCAGTCTTCCTCAATCGCGATATCGAAGTGAGGCTCTGATGCGATAATATTTCTATTTCGGGGGTCGAAATTTCCGTCATCATACAGTAGGCCCTCCCAAGTTGTGTCTTCACAGAACTTATAGTCGGCATTTGTATAGTGATGACTACAGTTCTCTGTGTAGTATTCATAACTTCTCTTGATGATCTCATTTACAAACTTTTTTGTGTTGAGTTTTCTTTTAGTGAACTCTATCTTTCCTAGACCATCATCATTTAATACCATCTCATCCTTGTCTTGTAAAATCTTTTTACACCCACCTAGCACCTCCATGACCTTGTGGACGATTGTTCCCAGCTGGGCTTTTTTACCAGAGACACTTTGATGACCTAAGACATAGGTTATAAAGTATTGCATCTGACAGTATTCAAAATTATTATAACTAGAGCTACGTATATACGTTACTAACATATTATTCCTTAATCTTTTGGATGCCACCTAGAAGATTTGGGTCTTCTGTAGGGGGCGTAGGACTGGGTTCCTCGATAACGCTACCAAGCCATCCCCATTCTTCAAGTAAAGATATTACCTTTACGTTCGTTTCCATTAAAGACAATTCCTTGTTGTCGATAATGGCATCGTATTCAATCTCATCAACAGAGGACTCGCTAGAATGACTGTCGCCATTTATACCGCGAGTTAATTTAATAACCTTACCTCCGGCTTTTTGTATTGCTTTTGATTCGTTTGGAAATCTACAGTCAGAGATTACAGCCATTAAAGAACCCTCTTCTCTAATACTTCTCATAGTTCTATCTGTCCAAATGTCCGTATAGATATGCCGACAAATATCTGTACCAAAGACCTGTAAAAACTCTCTAGCGGTCATTCTACCTGTCTCGCCTCCGGTATAACCCGGCATGTCTTCCCATTTAATCCATGTAGGGCTATTTTTATCCGCGTCTGTTCCGTAACACTGTTTCTTTGTTAGTCCAAATAATCCACACGCAATCTCCTTAAGAGAAGCGGCAAAGGAATAGTGCTTTACAAATGGCCACATGTTGTGTGCGGCCCAAGGTGCAAATTCTGGGTCAGTTCTAGTTACGTCTAAAACACCTTTACCTGTTTCTTCTACTCCAGAGGCATCAGAGTCAACGGTATCTACAACAATCCTTCCCTCAGTGTCTAGGTCAAAACCTTTAATAATGTGATAAGACCGCATTTGATATCCGTGCAGAAAGGCACAGCACGAATTTTTACCTGATTGCTTTTTTCCGGCAAAGGCTAAGATTCTTGTCATTATAAAACTCCTTGTAGTTCTTCTAGTATTTCAGTTTTGATTTGTTCTACCGACATATCGCCAACATCTTTTTCTGATATGTTAGGTCTATAGTAATTAAATCGCCTTCCGCACTTTTTCATTATTTGTTCTGCGGCTCTATGTCCGGCATCGTCATAATCTGTAAGTATGACTAAACTGAGAGCGCCGCTTTGTTCTAATAAAACCAGCTGGTCGTCACTGAGGCTAGCCCCAAAAATACCAACCGTGTTTTCTACTCCCGCTTCATGCATACGCCAAACGTCGCCTTGACCCTCAACCAAAACTGCCGTAGCTGTTTCAAGTATTTTTTCTTTTGCCATATTTAGACCATACAGATATGAGCTTTTTCTAAAGCCTTTGCTGTGCAGCCATTTGGGTTGCATGTTTTCATAGCACGACCTACCTATACATCCAATATAATTATAGCCTTCATCATAGATTGGGACAACAACTCTTCCTGACATTGGCTTGTTTTTTTTGTCACAGAGGCCAATATCAAATTTAGTTAATATATCAGTAGTGTACCCTCTGTTAATATAGTATTCAGCTGGTATTTGTATTGTGTCTAAAATAACTTCCCTATCTACTTTTGGGGGCTCTCTTTCTGGCTCCCTATTGAAGATGTCCAAAAGTTTAATAGCATTATTGCTCTCTACGTCTTGTAATAGGTCGAGTTCAGAAATGTCAAGATCTAAAAACTCTAAGCAAAAATTAATTGTATCAATAATACTAACCGTTGAAGCTCGCTTATTGGAGAGTACCCCTCTGACGAAGCCGAACAGGTTTCTAGAAAAGTCTTCTTCGCAGTGGTTAGTCCAACAGTTCCAGTTACCCTTAGCGGTGTTTCCGTCCGTGAATATGGTACAACCTTCTGTGTTGTCTCCCCCGTGAATAGGGCACGCAAAAGCAAACCTGTTGGGATATTCTATGTAGTCTATACTGAAGTATTTTAGAAGCTGTGACAGCTTAGTAAATAGCTGGTTAGACAGTTTCAATATCTGCTGGTTGTTGATCTCCTGATTCAAAACCTGTATCCTTAATAGTTGACTTAGTTCTCAATTCATTGCGAGTCTGACCCTCTACTAGCTTGCCAAACTTCCCAAACATATTCATATTTATATAGTCGCCATCATCTAATCCTGCTCCGTGACGAGCAACAATAGGTACCAGCTTCCTGTTTCCGTTTTCGTCTGTGTCGTCGGCTATCTCTTCGTCGGACTTTAGCTTGAAGATGCTGAAGCTCGTACAGAGCCAAATAAGCCTATCGGAACCTGAAACGACATCTGTTGATTCTTTTGTTATACCGTCTCTGTTTAATTGTACAAAACTAAGACATGGCACGTCGTATTTGACACAGAAGTTATGCAGCTGAGTTATTTGGAATCCAAGAACCTGAAACTCCTGCATGGAGTTTGAGATGCTAGTAGAGTTCATTAGCTTTAGATAGTCATAAACAATTAGACAATCTTTGGTTCTTCCGTTTTCGTCAAACCCAACCTCTTGATAAATCCATTTGCGCATAATACTAAGAATATTCTCAAACGGTTGACCAGCAATGCTCACATAGTGAAATGGTATTTCCCCCAATTCGTTAGCCGCATTTTCCACCTTTTCGGTGTTTAGCTGGTTGCTATCAAACTTGCCGCTGGCAATAGTGTTGATTTCGACACCGCTTAGGTTCGCCAACATTCGGTGGAGGTGGTCTTCTTTAGACATTTCGGTGTCTAGAACCAGCACTGGGATTCCTAGATTTTTAGATACGTGCATAGCTACCGCGTCGCCAAACATAGATTTACCAACCTTAGGTCGGGCGGCAACTAAGTCTACGCACTTTCTTCTTAATCCTCCTCCGATAGCTTCGTCATAAGCAGGGAATCCTGTGCTTATGCCAATCATGTCATTTTTGTTTTCTTTTAGAAACTCTATATAGTCTGTTATTTCCTCGCCGATTATTTCAGGCTTATTGTCAGAACCTTGATATATTTTAGATGTCGCATCAAGAACGGGAGTTTCTATGAGGGAGATGATGTCGTTTATATCTTCATCTCCTGTGACCTCATCAATTTTATTAGAACAAATAGCCAGTGTCTTCTTGACTTCTCTTGCTATTCCTAGCTTCGCTAGTTTACCGGCGTGTATTGAAACATTTTCTTCATGTATTGGAAAGTTAAATAGTGAACGTAAAAAACCAATCTCCTCTTGGTTATTTATATTTTCATAACATCCAAGTTGATTGGCAGCAGAAAGCAAGGAAGATAGTTCTACCTTGTTGGATTTCTCTAAGACCTTTTTAATGCACCCAAAAATAATTTGGTTGGTGGGGTCTGTGAAGTGTTCGGACTCCAGATAGTCTGAATCAAGCGAAACGCTTAATCCATATTGACACAATCCGGAGAGAACCGCCCTCTCTGCTGCTAGGTCTTCTAGCTTCCGCTTGTTTTTTTGATTTCGTACCATAAGAGTCCACTATTGGCTAACGCATAAGAAAACCACATTAGGGCATGCGGGTAATCTTTTTGCTTGACGCATGAAGCGCAAGTTAATAAATAAAGTAATATCGTAATCCCTACGGCGGTAATGGCCATTCTATTATATCCCGTGATAGATGTAGATACCCATACATGTGCTAATTCCCAACAATAATCCCAATAAAAAATCTTTAACGTCAACGTTTAAATATTTCTTCATTCCTCGGTTTCCTTTTTATGTTCTCGAAATAAACTATTGTTACCGTGATATTCTTTTATCAAGAGACGAATAAGAATTTCTCGAAACTCAACATCTTTGACGAAAGAAAGCTTAAAAGTAGCCACCTTGAACGCCATCTCTTGAGTCACCATGACACGGTTTTCATCGTATTTAGGTGGCCTCCTTGTGTAATCCCTGTGAAAAAGCTTACGTTCAGACATGGTGTTTCCCCTAGAAGAAATTTTTAATTGTCTCTAGAATCCCGCCCATGCCTCCGAAGCCGCCCTTTGAAATTACCACATAGGCTACAAGACCCAAGCCAATCATAAACACTAGCCATTTGCGTTTTTTTGCAACGGCAGTAGCTTTCGCTGTAAGCGCCTTGATTTTGTCTAGTCTGTACCCCCTTCTGGAATCAACCTTTTCTTCACGGGCATCTTTTTTATCTTCTCGGGCGTCGCTTTTATCTTCGCCTCGTTTTCTAGTATGTGGCATAATATTGCCTCCTATTTAAAGTTATCTTCTTTTGTTTGATAAGCATCCATCACAGACAAAGAAATCTCTCCTGTGAACATCTGATACTTCTATAGTTTTTTTACACTCAACGCATTTCTGTTTGGTTTTTTGGGCTTTATCTCTTCTTGGTGAAGGGGTAAAAGCAGGGGTCTCAATGTCCATATGTTCTGACTTGTCGTCAGTAAAAAGGTTATCTCCACGATCAACCTTATTAATTGGTGTTGGGCCTTCCTTTATTTGTCGGCCAGTCATTGAGAAGTCATCAGCACCAACCCTCTCAGGCGGAGCAGGTTGCTCAACAACCTGTGTAATATCAGATTGAACAGCTGTTTCAGCCGCCGTGTCCGCCTCTATGAGAGAGTTAGCCATTTCTATTAGCTCTGCATCATTAAGAGCTATACCTTTTCTAAGTAATTCTTTTGCTGTATCAAGAGTAGACATTAATAATTTCTCCTTCTTCCTAAATCTTGCAGGACTGTAGCCATCTTCTTGACTATATCAATCTTTCCTGAAATTCTTGTTATTCTAGATTCTGCTGATGTCTTTAGTCTGTTCAGCTCTGAAGCTAGTGGGTTTTCTTTTATTGCGGAAAAATATCGGACTTCCCATTTTGCGTACTGCCCGCCATAGTTCTCCATTTTGTCTGCGACTATGTACCAAATGCTGTTATTGCAAAAGTCTAATACTGACTTCTCTTTATTATATAGTGACTGGAGGTATTCTGCATGCGCAAAAAGTATAAAACTGTTGGATAAAGCCAAAGTAATATCCATATTATTGATATCATCGGAACTTAAGTTTAATATACTTTCTACATCCTCGTTCTTCTTAACAAGGTCTGCATTTCTATCCTCTACCCAGTCGTCTACCTTCTGTAGAAATTCAATAGCTTTTTGTTCGTTAGTCAAACTTCACTCTCCACTCAGGCTCTTTCTCATTATAATTTAGTTCAATCAAATTCATGTTATTCAATTCACACCAAGCCGCTTTGTCTGTATCTCTAGCTTTTGCCTTAAAAAATGCCATCTTGTCTTTATAAAAAAAGGAGTTAAACTTAAAGTGCTGCTCTCCATGAACCTCAACAATTAAACTTCTGTTTGGTATGTAAAAATCAGCATGTAGTAGTGTTCTTCTGGAGCCCGTCTTGGTTCCGGGAAGTGTTAGCTCTTCTAGCACCCTATCAAACGGAAACAAGTCCTTTAGGAGTGCTCTTGCCTTAATGTGTAATTTTGATCTATTTTTATCTGCAACAGAGGACTGTCTTCTAGATGGGTTCCATTTGTGTTCTTTCCCGTCTAGACCTAGAATAATCATAGCATTGCCTTAATCTCTTCTTCTAGTATACCAAACACTTTCTCATTTGCAAGTAAAAAATTGTATAATCTTTCCTGTCCCTGAAACTTAACAGCCTTTAAAACTTCTTCAATATTTTCGGTGTCTATTTCGGGTTTTATTTCTTTAACTATATCTGCGTGTTCTGCCATAAACTCACACGTTAGCCAAGCTCCAGCCTTGCCAATAAGCCCAATATCTAGCCCGAGCATAACAAGCTCTTGAACTTTATCTATCCCATGACCATACTTAATCCAACTTTGACATTCGGTACCCGGCGACCCAATGGACGAGCAGATAACCTTCCAGTTGACAGCTTGACCAACCTGCTTATCGCTTTGAGTCCATGGGGTTATTG